CTTTTATTTCTGAGGAGGAAATGATGAAAAATCTTGTAAAAGAATCTATAGGGTGTGAGTTTGGAACACAATCTTTCCCGAGACTTAATTCTCTGGATTACGACGTACCACTTCCTCTCAAGTCTTTTATTGATAGAGTTGCCATCGATCACGGTGACGAACTTTGTACCATTGATTACAAAACAACTTCACAACTATGTAAGGATGAGAATGAGGCAAAGGTAAAATACATGCACCAATCTATTCTACCAGCTCTTTCTCTCGAAGGAATGATCGCACAGAACGATATTTATCCAGATGATGCCATTACAGAAATGCTGAAAAAATACCCTAAATCTAAAAACGGAGTACGGTTTGCATATTTCTATGAGATAAAATCAAGTAAAAATCGTGATGGAACTCCTCAGACGCGTCTTTGGAAGATTGACCTTAACAAAATGCGACCATTATATGAAGCAATGATCTACGATCAAATAACAGGCTTTATGAATGCCATACAAGATCCAGAACATATATATCAAATGAATCTGAATGATAATTTCTGTGATAAAGGTGAAATGCTTGACTTCTGGATTAAAAAATACCTGGAAAAAGAAGAAATAAATTTGCAAGAACAGGAAGCTGCTAAAAAGCAAGAATCAAAAATTGCAATAATTGGAAAAGAACTACTTTCGTCAATCAAAGACGACTCTCAATATTTAACCCTAAAAGATATGGCTGATAAATCACCAGCAGAACGAATCGAATTTAAACTAAAAATTCTTGGATTCCCTGCAAAAATAGAAAAAACAGTAGACTCGTTCTCTTGTATTACATACCTACTGAAACCAATCGCCGCGACTTCTGCTTCTGCTATTGCAAAAAAGCACATGGATATCGCACACGCTCTTGGAGAGGAATTTGTACGTATTTCTCCAAACCTTGTGCAGATAGAAAATGAATCGTTTATTTCTGTAGAAGTGAACAAGAAAAAAGAGGACCGAAAATTTCCAGGGAAAGCTGAAAAAATGGACGGTATAGCTCTTGGAATGGATACGATGAACAATAACGTCAGTTGGATGATAGAAGACCACTCGACGCCACACCTGATGATTGCTGGTGCTACTGGTTCAGGGAAAAGTGTAGCAATTAATTCTATTATCAGACAAGCAACAGAGCAAGGATACAATATCGAAATTCTTGATCCAAAATATGAATTTACAGATCATAAAAATTCCATACAAGATGCTGATGATATAGTACTTGTTTTGAATGATCTAGTATGTGAGATGGACAAGCTTTACAGAACAAAGCAAAAAGTAAAAAAAGTGATTATATTTGATGAAGCCAGTGACATTCTCACTCGTACAAAAATGGACAAGTCAGACAAGACATTAAAAACTCCGAAGGATTGTGTTCTTTTATTGGCACAGAAAGGTCGAGCCTGTGGAATTCACCTTGTTATGGCATCTCAACGTATTACTGCGAAACTATTCGACGGAGATACAAAGGCAAATTTCGCCGCTAGGCTGTGTTTGACAACTGCATCGAGTATAGATTCAAAAGTAATGATAGAACAAGAGGGAGCTGAATTTTTGGGTGGTCACGGTGATGCTCTTTATGATGATCCGAACTACAAACAACCAGTACGTATTCAATGCTATTCATAATGAATATACAAAAAATCTTAGACGGCATGGAAGAGTCAAGGATTCGATATGAAGAATCACTTGCACACTGGATAAAAAGAGAATTTGTAGAGTTGAAAAAATATCAACCATCAATAAAAGGAAAATTGGCAGGAAAATAAAAAATATTCATTAAAAGTTTCTCATGAAAAAAACATTAAAAATACTTAGGTCTGCATGGAATGGCGGACATACAGACACAGAGGTTGAAAATAATCTTAAAAACATACGAAAAGACGAACTAATAGATTTTATTTGCTGGAACTTCAACCGAGGAAAATTTACATCTTTAATTATTACAAAAAATGAAAAATAGACTTTCACACAAAGAAAACAGAGAATCAAAAATGCGAGTTTCTCACACAATTACCTACTTAGATTCTCAGAAAAATTTAAATGAGGTAAAAATAGATACACAACTTAGATTCCTTATAAGGGAAATAAGAAGCACAATTACAGATATAAAAATTCAGGATGAAAAGAATGAGATTGTCGGAGGAGACGAAATATTTACTAATAAATAATCATTATGAAAAAACAAACTTTAAAAGAATTTCTTGATTCAGGAGGAAGACTTGAAGCTGGAAATTCTGATCATATAGAAATGTATCATGAGGCACTTAGAAAGGAATTTAAGACAGTTGATATAAATGAAAAAACTGAATATGAGGCAATTTGTAGACATTGCCTTACAAGAAGCGAATGGGATGAAAGTGAAGTTTCATGTATCAGAGAGATATTCAAAAAAATAACAGATATTCCACAAGATATGATTGATTGTGGCCTCGAACCAAAAGAATTATATAAATGTAAAAAGTGTAAAAAAGTATCCTATTTATAAAATAAAATTTAAAAACTTATGACAAATGTATCTAAAAAAATCCTACTACTTTCTATTGTAGTAACGTTAATATCGTATTTTATGTTTAAATCCATAGAAGCAAAAACGACTTTCTTTTCAATAGCACTATTCGCTTCAATCGAAGAAATTACAAAAGGTCTGACCTACGCTCTAAGTACAAAAATAAAAAAATGCGACAATTTATTCACAAGATCTTTTCTTATCGGACTGGGATTTTCTATCTCAGAAGTAGTAATACGCTACGTTCAACTTTTCCTTATGGGAAAAATACCATTGTTCTTTCTCATTATCTACGGAGCTAATACCTTTATAATGATCACAATGGCACACACAGTATTTTCTTATATATTTATAAGCGGAATACAACAAAACAGATTATTTTTATTCCTATCAGCTATTGGACTTCACACAATACATAATCTCATATCATTCGGTGGATATCGTCTTCTAACTGCAGGTTTAATTGTTCTATACACTTCATTTATTTTCTACTTTTATTTTTTAAATCATCACAGATGCTCAATAAAATCATAGGATTATTCCTACTATTCTGTGCATTGCTTTCTATATGGGGAGCAGTATACAACTTTATTACAATTATTAATCAATAGATCATGCAAAATTTAAACTTTGGCGAAAGAAAAATGATAAAATCATACGCAAAAATGACCTTCATGGCACTCGGTTTAGTATTCTTGTTTCTTATGGTTGTCGGTGTAGTAAAAACCGTTCAGGCGTACAGACAGGCATCATTAAATCAGTCACAAATTGACCAGGCGGTAAACTCGAAACTTTTCCAAGAAATAGAATCTATTAAAAAATCTCTTTCGGAAAAACAAAATGGACTTCATCAAACAAATAATTTGATAAAAAAACAGGAAAAAACAGACATTACACCAGTCGAGAAGACTTGGCTTCGTGTAAAAGACATTCCTTCTACTGAAGTTGCAAAAAATTCTAAAGGAGAAAAATTTATCACATTTCCTGACACATCAGACACAGGAGGAATTCTTCCAGCAATGTACATGATAAAAAACCACTTTAACTCACCAATAGATGACTTTGGATTGTACACAATGGCAACAAAATCACATGAACTAGGTATAAATCCGACAATTCCTTTTTGTATAGCTGTAGCAGATTCTCAACTAGGAACACAGGGGAAAGGAGCTAAAACAAAAAACCCTTGTAATCTTGGAAACAATGACAGAGGAGACACTATGAAGTTTGACAGATACGTGGATGGTCTTACTGCTTGTGTTGAACAACTGGACAGACCTCAATACAAAAATACAGATACAGTTGGAGAGCTTAGTAATGGAGGAAGGATAATGCTTGGATTGAAACCAGACAGTGGAGACTGGGGAAAAGGTGACAAAGTCTGGGCAACGAGCACAGAGAATCACTTTGTTAATGTCACAAGATGTATCAGGGAAGTCGAAAAAGACAAAACAATTGACCAAAACTTTAAATTTAAAAATTAATTACAAATAACATGAGTAAAAAATACACTTATGATGAACTAAAAAAGAAGTACAATAATGCAAAATCTACTATATGGAACAGGGAAGAAAAGATCAGAAAAATGGAGGCTTTGGCAGATGGAAAACTTCCACTTGAAAGAGAAATAAAGCCAAGGCGTACAAAAAAGAGCATAAAGGAAAGCAAAGAATTTCGATTGATTCAAGTGGTTTCATTTATAGAGTTCATACTTATTATATACTTATTAATTTCATAACAATGAAAAACACAAAAAAAATTCTTGCTACTTACAAAGCAGAGGTTTCTACAAAGAAAACTATAAAAATAACAATGCCTAAATATAGGGCTGGTCAAGAAATTGTCCTAAACTTACAAGAGCATTACGGAGCTTCTACTTGTCACCCATTTACAGTTTCTGTTACATCAGGTAAATATTGCTACGACTATAAATTTTGGAGGTATTACTTCACAGGTCTTGATGTATATCTATCAGAAGAATACCTTGATAAGAATATTTTAAAATAGACTTGCACTCGTGAATTTCGTATGTTAGTATAATTTCGTCATTTAATAACTATGCCATGAATAAGCAAAACACACACCGTCGAATTATGCACGAAAAAGTAAATCGTGTACCAGACAGAAAAGAGCTATTACAAAACAAAATAAATCTTGAGATCAAAAGATCGAGTCAATTTATTCCACCTGTAATAAAAAATACACTTGATATAAATCTTGATAATATAAATAAACTTTTACTACTTAAAATCTAAGCTACACATGGATTACTTAACTACAAAACAATTTTGCGACGAACTAGAAAAAAAAGGAGTTGTAATGAAAATCCCAAATTTAACACGGATTATCAAGGCAGGAAAAATCGAAGCAAAAAAAGCCTCTCACAGCTTCTCTGATCGTTTCAGGTATATGATACCTCGGAATCAGTTAGAAAAGTTCACCACGGTTTAATTTCAACCTTTAACTTAACCACTAAGATGATACAATATAACGATAGAATAATGTCGGCTATTGCATTTGGAGCACAAGCACACGGAAAAACACTTGATGATGGAGGAAATAATTATTTTCTTGCTCATTGTCTAAAAGTTGGAGAAGCTCTTATGGTGCTTACTCACAATGAAGATGTTATAATTGCTGGAATACTTCATGATACGATTGAAGATACAGAAACCACGTATGATGATATTTCTAAAGAATTTGGTATCACAGTTGCTAACCTTGTAAAAGAAGTTACCCATGTTGGTAATAAGAAGGAAGGATACAGCTTTCCAAACCTAAAAACACCAGAAGGAGTTTTAATTAAACTTATTGATCGAGGATCTAACATATCACGAATGGATTGCTGGAATAAAAAAAGACAGCAAAGATACATAAAAAAGACTTGCTTTTGGAATAAATAAATATTACATTCCTTATGAAAGGAAACTTTCTCACGGCAAAAAAACCAGGTTTAATTACTTGGTTTTTTTGTGTCTTTTATTCTAATATAATCTTTTGACCATCTACAAGAAATGCCTTCCCTGATAGCTCTCCGTTTAATCTTCCGAGAGTTCTTTCTGCATCAAGTATTGTTTGAACTACAAGACCTTCATTTATGTGTAAAATTGCGTTACAAACCTCCTCTATTGAAGAGAAAGAGCTTCCTAGGCATATTTGGTCGACACTCGACATAAAAACCTTTACATGGTCGCTGTGCCATTGGTTGAATTTTGTTATAACAATCTCTGGGATCATGTTTCTTCTCCATTCAGATTCGTAGTCATCAACAAGCTTCATAACTGCGTTTACATATATGTCACGAACTCCTGCGTGTTCTTTTTTATGTACAGCTTCCTCAGTTGCCTTTTTCATAACCTCATGCCAATTTCTAAACTTCACCCTTAAAAGCATTTTAACAAGACGTGTTCTCTGTTCTGCAAATTTCATTTGACCATAAGCAGCAGACACTCCTTTCGAAGAAATAAACACACGAATTCCTGGAACAGTTACCTTTTTATATCTATCTATAGTATTGAAAAAGTTATGACTATTAGGATTTGTAACATCCTTTGTAACTATTACTTTATAGAAATATTTGTATAAGAAATACAAGCACATTCCAGCGAAAACAGTCATGAAACCGTAATCAACAATAAAATCAAGAAGTTCTTTCACGTTATTTGTTTAAATTATACATTCTATATATCATAACTGCCATCTCTTCCTTTGTAATTGGTGCCTGAGGTGCCGCCCACTGCGTTGCAATCTTTTTTTCGATACACCATTCCACAGCCTCCTTTGCCCATGGCGACACGAGGTCCTTTTTATCATCGAGAATATCTTTCAGAAGCCCTTTTGTAATTTTATTCCCAGGGCACGATTTATATGTTGCATAATCCCTGTGAAACATTACGTTTTCCTTTTCTATATTATGTCTTTTCATGATGTCTTTCAATAGAATTTTAAGGCTTTCTATTTGTTCTTTCGTTGGATTTTCAACATCAAAGTTTCCTTCTAGCATGATTCCAATACTCAACTCATTCATATTTTGCTGATAGCAATGAGCGCCTCTCTGTCCTTCGTGTCGTCCTTTTTTAACAATTCCAGCAGGATTGATTGTATATTGGTATCCAATCATTCCCCAACCTCTTGAAATGTGGTTTCTGTTTATTGCGTCGAACTGATCGTCATTTTTATATCTTGATACTAAACTATGATGTAGGATTATGTGTGTTTTTTTCATAATGTAAAATTAAGATCTACCGAAAAATTGAAATTCATCTACTCCAGTAACTTTTCCTATTGGATCTCCTGATTCTAAGCTGAATTCTCCGTTATTATTTTTGACTATTCCTCCAACATAACTGGCAGGAAGTTCTCCAGAAGCGCTGCTTGCAATATTTCCAATGTGTATACAGTCTCCATCATTTCCTGCTGTAGCATCTTTTTTTACAACAACTTGAGTTGCATTTACATCCAGGACTGAAAATATGTTTGATGTACTGTCTATAGCAGAAAGAACTCTATTATTATCAGGATTATTTGCAGCCATTGGAAGACCAGGACTATTATCTGGAAGCTCAAAAGGTGATCCGAGAGAAGGAGATGAACCAGTAACAACAAATGTTCTATAATAAGAAGAATTTGCAGCACCGTTATTGTCTGTATAGAAAAGAATCCCCTTATTTATTCCATTTGATATGATTGTTGCATAATTTGTATTAACATCTGCATCAATAATTTTTGTAAGAGGACCAGGTGTAAAGCTGAATGTTGTTGAATTAAATACAAACACTCTCATCCAATATACATTTGAACTATCACGATAACAGAACAAAAATTTATCTGTATCAACTTTTGTTACTGTGGAGAACCTTGAGTATGAAGAACCTCCTCCTCTCATATCAAAGATACTTTGTCTTAATGTTATTACTGAGCCAACATAAGAATATATAGTAACCCATTCTTCAAATACAACAGCGAATGCCGTAGGAGACAAAATCAAAACATCTATTGTATCTACAGGTATTGTATTTGCACCACCTGTTCCAGTTTGACTTTCAGTGAATATGATTGTTGTTGAAATAACATCTCCAATTCTAATGTATGCACTACTTCCGATTGAATAATATATTATAACTTTATTGTCAGATAATGGACGACATTGTGTAGTATCTGTTGTAGTAGATCCATTTGATGAAACCTCAACAGCAGCATTAACACTAATAGTATTCCCACTTATTGTTGCAACTCTTGCATGACAGAAATGAGGATTACCTCCACCTGTTGTTGCACCGTAACTAAATACAACTTTATTTGTATCAACCCTACAAACACTGTTTGAACCTGGTCTAACATTGCTTGAAACAGTTTGCTGAGATCCTACTGTAACCAAACCAGTAGTATTATTAACCGTAAGTACTCTTGCATACATTGTTGATGAAGAAACATAGCTTATTACATAAGTAGTATCACTAACAGCATATAAATCATATCCACTATTACTAAATCCCATTGAACTTCTAACTCTTGGACCTAGAAATTTCGTACCGATATCTGCCTTGACGGTTCCTGAATCATCTACAAGGTATGCCAGATCTCCTTTCACCATTGTTGTCAAAAATTCATATGTTCTATCATTTCCTACAATATCATCTGCCTTCTTATTGATTGCGACAAAATCTATGTCATCAGTGCCTATTACTGGAGAAAGAGCAGTACAATAAAATATAAGTTCTCCACCTTGAACACCTCTTGTGACTGCAACAACTGCACTTGTTGCATTGTTTGGAGTATTAAAATATGAAACTCTTTCCCATGCTCCAGTTCTCACAATATATATACCATTCTCACTTTTATCTGATTGATCTTTTACAAGAACAATATCTCCATCATCAACTCCTATTGTATCTATAGTTTGAAATCCTGAAAGTGTTATATCAACTGTAGTCGCGACTAAGGCAGCATCTTTCCATTTACTTGCATCAAATGCTGCTTTTATTTTTGAATCGGTAATGGCTCCAGATCCTGCTGAATACAAAGATTCTTTTAATGTTGCCATAACTCTTTCATCTGTAATGACTCCTGATGTAATGCTTGCTAGTGGTATATAATTGTCTGCTGGATATGAAGCTGCTGTTTGCACTGATGCTACCCCTGTTCCATCTTGTTCAGTATTTAAAGCTGAATTATCAATATTTGCCTGAGGAATAGAAATAAATACTTTTTTCGTTCCTGACGTATCAATAACAAGATCTGAACTGAGTTCAAATAAAACAAAGAAAGGATTGTTTTCATCTCCAGTCCTTGTAACTGGCAAGAAACATTTACCAGATCCTACAAGATTTGTTGTAACTTCAAGACCATTCATAACTGATGCTTCCTCAAGTACCAGTTTCGCCAACGCCTGTATGTCAGAATCGTTGTTTTTTGCGTTACCGTTCAAAAGTTTTGTTATTTGAGCCATGTTTAATTTGTTAATAATTTATTAAGGTTTTTTTCAATTTTGTTTATTCTTTGCAAGAAAGTATCAATTTGTCGACCTGTAGAACTCGCCTTCACTATAAATTCGTTTTGTTCACCGAGTGTGAACCGTTTCTCCAATATCTTAGCATCTCCCCGATAATTTAACAAATCATTTGTTGTTGTAATGTCTGCTAGTATTAAATCTCCAAGTGAAAGATCATTGAAATTTTCTAAAACTGGACTAATGTTAATTTGATTTGTAGGATTTTTACTCTTTTCAAGCTCTGTTTCTGCTACTGTCTGTAAATCTCCGTCTACGCTTATGAATTTTTCAGAACGACCATAAGCATCAATTGATGCCGAATCTGTTTCTGTATGGCTCACACCGTCTAAATTTTTTGCTATTATTACATTATAGACGTTGCTTGGAAGTATTGATTCAATTTCTTTGACGTTATTACCCTGTGGAGAAAATTTATTGTAGTATGCTTCGAAGTAATCACTGTTATCCTGTGTCCTGTCTATCCCCACACTTTCTTTGAATGTTAAAACGTCATTGTGTGTTGTGAACTCATACCCTGAAAGTGCGAGGTCTTTCAATATTGAAAGGAAAGAAACTCCAGCCGAATATTTTTTCTCATCTGTAATTGTGGAAGTTGCTATACAATCGAGAGTTATTCCTGTGTCCTGTAATGAATTTATTTCATCAAAAATGTTTGTAACAATTTCAGATATTGTTGTTCCTACTGTGAAAGTTTTATCTGCAAGAATTATTTTCTTACTCCATATCCCCTGATCAGATAAACTCACGGTTACTTGATCGTTACTTGATTGAAACCCGTTAAAAAACCCAGTGTACACAATTTCTCCGCTTTCGTAAGCGAAAAACCTGTTTGATTCTTTCATGACATCTGCATTGAAAGATCTATTATTCACGTCAATTTGAAAAGAACTGTTAGAATTTTCACTAATAGTTTTTACAAAATCTCCCGTAGAAATATTTTCTATCTCTTCTATGAGATTGCCGAGTCTGTCTTTAACAACAATTATCATACTTGTCTGTCATAAAAATCATAAGTAATATTGAAATCTGAGTTTTGATCTGAATCTGCAGCGACAAATTCCATTGCTCCAAAAACTGACGGCCATACTGACCCTGGTGTTTTGCTTGAAAGAATATTTTGACCGTTCTTTGTGAGTGATGTTTGGTTTGTATCGTGTCCTGAATCTATAACAAAGACATCTCCTGCCACTGCTGATGCAGTAAAAGAAAACAAATCTCCCGTAGTAACGTTTGCGATGATTATTGCATTGTCAATATCTCCTGTGGCTGTAATTGTAATCTTCAAAGGCGACGCTACGTTTCCGTTTGTTGTCACAAGACTTGTTCCTGTATACCCTTGAAGCTCGAACGGTAAGGCAACTGGAAAGGCTACCCCACCGATATACCCCTCTGATCCCATCACTGACGTTGCAACGTTTGACCTGAACCTAGAATCGCTCATTATAAGCTCTACACGATATCTTCCTGTGTTCTCATCCCTATCAAACTCTGGAAGCTCTCTAACGCGAGCCTGTGCCTTCCACTGATCTCCGTTTGCATCCTGTATAAACAACTCTTTAGTTCCTTCTCCTACTGGGTTCCATTCTACTGAGAAAATCTTTTTTAATGTGTTTATTCGGTCCTGCAAAATTTCTATTGTATCTACAGAAATAATACCCTCTATAACAAGAATTCTTTCTCGTATGTATGTTGGAGAAGAGAAAACCCCCTGAATTCCACCTGCGTTTAAAACAGTGTCACTTGTATTGACACCGTTTAACCAGTTTATTGATTCTACAAGGTATCCTTGCTCCTCTTGGTCGAGGTTAAAGCCGTCGAAAATATATATTTCATTCATTATGCCATTTTCCACATTAATTTATTGAAAAAAGAGTTTGTATCTATGCTGTCTTTCATATGTATATCACCAACCTGTATAGTTTTTGAATTGTCATATTTATTACTTGATGTTGCAGGAGTAGAACCTGTCCTCATAGATTCTAGAGATGACACAAGTCCTGGCATTGCTTTCACCATATGCTGTGGCATTACATACTCACCCTTGTGAACAGTTCCTGCTGCTTCAAAAATTCCACCATCTCCTGTGTATCCTCCTTCGGCAAAACCACGACCTCCTTCTCCTGCCTCTAGGCTATTTATTCTCTCAATAGCTGACTGGAATCTTCGAAGTTGTTCTTCAATTATTGCGACCTTTGCCTCAGTAGTCGTTGTGATATTGTCGAGATTTCCTATATATGATCGTGTGAAAATATCCATTATAAGCTGAGTATTTTCTATTTGTCTTCTTTGCTCAATATAAAGTTTCTGCTGTTCGTCGTTTGCCGCCCTGTTTGCCGCGAGCTTTTCGTCAAGATTTACTTTCTCTGCCTCGAGTTGCTTGTTTAACTCTGCGATTTTTTCTTCTGTTTCAAGTTGTATTCGAGTTCTTTTTTCCTCTTGGTCATTAACGAACCTTTCAAAGCTTGTAAGCCGTGCTTTCTCTTCTGCTGCTAGTATTTCATCTTGTAGGTCTGTGTTTGCCTCTGTAAAAGCTTTCAGTGCCTCCTCTTCTTTTTTCAGCCTTTCTTCGAGCTTGTTTAATGCCTCTTGATCCGTTTCATCTTTTGAACGTTCAGCCTTTATGTCTTCCTCTATATCTTTTATAAGCTCCCTTTGTTTTATAACCCTATCTGCGATTGTCTCATCAATATTTGAGAAACTTGCATCTCTCTGTGCCTCTATGGCTTCTATTGATGCATTGATCTCATCCTTTAATGCTGCGTATGATGATATCAGTTTTGCATTATCTTCTGCAATAGCCTGTTGAGTTTCAAGATTTTTCTGGCGTAATTCTTCAAGGCTTCCTTGTGATTCTCTACTGAAATCATGAAATTTTCCTATAGATTTCTGCAGTTTTGCATCCAATCTATCGAAACTTTTACCCACCTTCGTATCTGGATCTCCCTCGAGCAATCTATCCAACTCTTCATTTGTTTTGAAATACTCCTCTCTTTTTTTCCTTTCTACTTCCTCGGTAACCTTGGCTTGATTATTTTGAAACTGTGACATTTGCTTATTTGTCTCAGCAAAATCTTTTAAAATCTGATCATTTGTTTCACTGAATTCTTTTGTAATAATTTCAGTAGCCTGCAGTGTAACTTCTTGTAATCCATCGAACATATTATCGAACCCTGAAGTATCCCCTAGTAATGCATCTTGTATTGCTGGAAGCAATCTTTTTGCAATAGTTATCATATTATCTACAATCCGATTGAAGTTGTCATTTAGATCAACAAATACTGCAACAATTCCAAGAAAAAGAGTTCCTAATGCATTCCCTACAAGTCTCACTACGTTGAATAGTTGTTTTGCAGTAACCACCATATCGTTAATAAAGTTTGTAACTTGTTCTGCAGCCGTAACAAGAGCTGATGTAACGCTTCCTACGCTTATTCCGAAATCATTCCATCGGTTTTTTAGGACCTGTATTCTTGCCTCATTTGTAGCAAATCTTTTATTTGATTCTTCTGTAAGAGCTATATTTTTCTGAAACTCTTCATTTGCTATCTTCATCGCTTGACTAAGTTTATCACCAGCAGTAGCAGCAGAAAGAAATGCTCTTTGAACTCTTTCATTTTTACCGAATAATTGATCAAGTATACTGACTGCATCATTACCACTGGCATCAAGACCTTCTATGAATTTTGTAAACGCTCCTCCTGCATCCTGTTGCCATAATTTTTGGAACTCTTCTGATGTAACTCCTGCTGTAGCTGCAAAAAGTTCTAAGTCTTCATTACCCTGAATAACTGCAGTATTTATTTGTTTTAATGCAATATTTACAGCAGTTCCTCCTGCCTCTGCTTGAACTCCTACAGATGTAAATGCAGTAGATATTGCGAATACATCAGCTGATGTAAGCCCAGCCAACTTACCTGCTGCAGCAATTCTTGTAGAGAATGTTAATATTTCACTTTCAGTAGTTGCAAACTTATTACCAAGTGCAACAACAGAACTGGCTAAATTGTCCACCTCCGAAATTGGAACCTCCATTATATTAGAAAACCTTGCGAAGTTTGTAGCTGCGGCTTCTACTGTCAAATTTGTTGACTCTGCTATCCTTGCTATAGTCTCTGTAAATTCTTCTATACTATCAATTCCAACTCCTAGCTGCCCTCCAATCTCTCCAATTTTATTTAACTCTCCCACTGTAACTGGTATTCTTTTTGCAAGGTTACGCATCCCTTCTGATAATTTTGCGAAGTCTGCCTCAGTTCCATCTACCGTCTTTCTTATTCCTGCGAATGTACTCTCAAATTCGATAGCAGCATCAATAGATGCAACGAATAAGTCTTTAATCTTATTCAGAATAAGAAAAGCTCCAAACGCCTTACCTGCTGATAGAATTGAGTTTTTAAGACGAGAAAAAGATGTTTCCATCTTGCTTGTACTGTCTTTAACTGCACCTTCTGTTCCCTTTAATTGTTTCTTGGCTGTGCTTTGAAGATTCTTAAACTGGGACTTTAATTCCTTATCATCTATGCTTACTCCGAATTTAAAATCTCCTAGTGTAGCCATTATTTGAATTCTTTATTAAATTTTTTAAATGCTTTTAGATCTGGTGTCTGTGGTTCTCCTTGCTGTAAGTGCTTTATTTCCTTCCCTGCTTCGAATGTCATGACGTCTGATAATGATCTGTAATATGTAAAGAATATTTCTGCATCCATGTTCATAACTTCTGTGAAGTTGAAAGCCCCATTATATCCTCTTAGAAATTGTGAAACCATGAATTCTAAAACTTCGGCTTGCTTATCATCTCTAAAATCCCCCTTCTTCTTTTTTTTTATTTTTTTTTAACCTCTTCTTTTACTTGATCTCCTGTTCCAATAATCCATTCCATCAATTTCATTGCTGCATGGATTTCTAAGGTATCAAGTTCTTTCTTATCAAAATCTTCGTTTTCAAGTAGTATAATATCTCCGACAACGTCCATTCCCTTTATGATTTTTTCATTCATAACCCCTTCTTTGTCTTGGAAAATTTTTGTAATTTTTATAAGTAATGCCAGAGGCACTGCAGATACTTCATAAGTTTTTCCGTTGATGTGAAGCTCTGATGGCTGAGATTTCAGCTTGTCTAAGTTTAAAGGCTTTCGCATGATATAGTGATTAATTAATAAACTTTATCATTCCCCCCTCGTAAGGGGAGAAGTAAAAACTTACTAAGTAACAGAGATTTCATCTGTAATCTTGAACAAGTTTTCTTTTCTGTCAACAACTGAGCTATCTGGGAAAGCTGTAATTGTAACAGGCGTGTTAGCTGGATCTTCATCTTCATCCCCTTGGAATGCAATTGTAAGACCTTCACTGTTGTACGCTTTGAAGAAGTCAATTCGGAAAATTTTCCCTTCGTCATTAGTATGAGTAAATCGGAATTTGTAAAGATCAACATCTCGCAGTTGGTCTCCGAATGCAAGCTCTTTCGATGCATTTGGTGTGTAATCATAATCAGCGTCAAGTACTCCTGCTTGAGCAGTAAGTGGGTTAATATATGTGTAACCAAGTTCACCATTTGAACCGTCCCCTACGTATACAGCGTAATCTGTATTTAATACAAGAGGTGTCGCATCTGCGTCAATAACGATTGAAGTAACAACAGTGTTGTCACCGTTCTTATTTGCTAGTTTGATTGGATTTCCAACAGTCCATCCAGTTCCTAGCGCTTCAGTTGTAATTGATACAGGCGTTCCAGCAATATTCGATAATTCAGTATCAGAATTCACAAGGTTTAAGAATGTCATATCTAACTCATACATATTGAATGCAAAAGTTACATTTGTAACACTACTCTTTGGTGGAAGTTTTGCATTTGCAGCGATGAACTGTCTAACAGTTTTTTCAACTGTAAGAACAGCACTATCCATTGCTCCAAGATTTACAAACCCAGCACCTGCGTCTACCTCGATGACTCCTGATCCGAATCGTATCGAATCTACTTTCTGTACATCTGTTTGTGCCATAAGTAATTTATTTAGTAATAATAAAATTGTAAGTTTTCTTGAGCAGCTCTGCGTACGCACTATCTGTTCGGAATGTATCACCTACCACCGCGATCTTTCCGTCCCGTAGTAAAACCCGCTTAGTTGCCTCAACCAAAACAAGACTAGAGTCAATAGAAGGTTTTTCAACCTTTTTATTTAACTTCTTTTTAGCCGATGTTTTTGTGGATGTCTTTTTCATCATTGTAATGTTATAGTATAAAAATAATTCGCACAAGATTTTTAATAATTTGGGTCATAAAGCTTAAATACGTAGGTCATGTGTAATCCATGCTGTTCTACCTCTTGGTCGTAAACTGGCGTAGTGCTTTCTTCATATCCATAAATAATGTCTGGACCTCTATATCTGTTGAAAATCTCTGCTATTGCTTCTCTAATTGGGAATATGTCATTTTTCTTTTTGTCCCAAATACTAAACTGGAAAACCTCAAATCTTGCCCCTAGCTTTGTCGAACGTCCTTTTATGCTATTTATTATTATGCTTGAGTCGTCGGACTCAATAGGAGCGATCTGTTGATATATTTCTGGCTTTGGATCAAGTGCCAAGTACACAGGGCTTGTGCTGAGTATTTGGTAAACGATTTTTTCGATGTCTTTTATCATGATGTGAGTTTTTTAAGTTCTTCAGAAAATATTTTATTGATCTTTGACATGTTGTCCAGTATCCCCTTTCTTACAAACGATCTTGGCTTCATGTGCTTCGTTCCAAACTCTAAAAAAAGACCGTACGCATTCGTCTGCTCTCCTGTCTTGCTATTCTTGCCTCCCTGTGCCGATCCTACCAGATAGTTTCTTTTATCTAGTCTCTGGTGTCCTATACTTCTTTTAAGGCTCCCTGTGACCTGTGGATAATAGTTTCCTCCAATATTTACAACACCGCCTCTCCTATTTGGTTTTTGACCGTCTTTTCTGTTTATATTGTTTGGCAATCTTTTCTTGTCCCTTGGTGTTATCTTCTGGATATCCTTAACCATCTCAAGCACAGCTATTTGCAATGCAACCTCAAGCCCATTGTTTACTTTATCTATTTCTGCCTGATTTTTTGTAAAAGTTACTGACATTATTGTACAAGGCTTAAATCTGCGGTTACGTGATCTTTTGAAGGGAATGATATAATTTGTATCTTGTAGTTTTTTCCATTAATTACAAAACGATCTTTCAGTGAAATATTGTTTTGATCTCCGTCTATTTTTGATATATCAAACCTCACTACGAAATATGAAAATAAAGTATTTCTTTCTGCAATGTCTTTTATGTCCTGGCTTGTAGACCTCTTTGCTCTTTTTTTGTAAAAAATTGAGTCAAACTGATATTTATTAAGCCATGCACTGTCTATCTCTCCGATATCATTACGAGACTCTGTCGCCCCCTGCAGGATGACATTGACTGTAGACTTTTCGAGAAAGCCTGGCGATAATTTATCAATTATACTCATATTTGTTGGCATATTTTGTAAGAATCTAAAACCTGCTTGTCCAGTGAGCCGCTTAGGGCTCCACCCGATGAAAGGCTTTCTAGCTCTCCTTTTGAAAAGTAAGTGATCTGTATGTCCTCGATCTTCTCTGTTTTTATAACCTTTGCAGTAGCTTCTCCTTCTTTTTTTGCGTTGTTATCAAGTATGAAAACATTCACCCAGTTTATAGCAACTCCTTTGAGATCTTCTGGAATAGATTCTACAGTCGGGTATCCGAATTTGTAAGAAATTTTTACATTCTTGTTTCCAAAATATGGAGCTTCTTGTAAAATTATATGACGTAAATCAATTAAATCAATTGTGTATATACGAGAGGCATCACGCTCTTCAACAACTACAGAGTCAATGTCTGTTGTAGGAAATAATGTGAAGTAATCAAAGTCTCCGCCATCATCATATTGCACCTCAGTCCTCTCGTCGAGATCATACCCGATATAGCTCTGAATTGAACGAGAGACCCTATCAATAAAAGTATTGATAAGATCGTCGTTTGTAGAGCCTGTAATTCCAAGCTCTGACTTCACCTGTGCTAATGTTACTATATTCATTTTTTAGGCGTATTTAATTGTTTAGTGATCTCACCTATGATTAATCCTGCAAAAACTGTTACAGTGGCACTTGCGTCCCATTCTGTAAGTGTCTTTAAGAGGATATCAAGTCCACCTGCTGAAAACATAGCGAAAGTTCTCCAGTAAAGAGATTTCATTCTGCTTGATGTAAAAAATTCTATTGTCGTAAGTAATGCGTTTTCCATGGTAAAAAAATTAATGGTTTATAATAAATAGTCGTCGTTTATTTCTATCTCAAAGTTTGTACTTGGTGCTGCAAGCTTCTTTTCTGAAGTTGCATTTTTTAATCCAAAATACGCCTTGAATTTTCCCACTGTATCAACGTCTGCTGCCTGGAATTCATATTTCACCTGCCCCAATACTTTATTAACAAATATTGCTGGTGAATTAATTTTCACACTATCATCTTTTTGATTAACCATAACAAAAAATATTGAATCATACGGACTTAAATCCACAGGCTGTCCTGTTTTATCATTAATGGTCGCTGTAAAATCAGTGAGAAAACCTTTTTTGATGTTTAGTTGTGCCATTTATTCGCAGATTAATTGTAAATTAATGTTGACCTCGGTATCAGTCACTACAGTCACCTCTCGTGACTCTATTTCTATCTCGCCTATATTATAGAGTGAAACTCCACCAGTGGCAAGACTTCCGTAACCTTGTGCTACTATTGTCATACTTTTGTACGTTTAAAGGCGTTTGAATTGGTAGGCTGGCCCCCTTCGTCGAACAGATCATATGTAGCCAATACTCCACCTCCCGTTCTTTTAAGCTGTAATTGATTGCTTGCAACTTCAAGATCACCAAGTAGTGCGTCCTTAGAATCAGTTGACAAGTCCTTTACTTCTTCAAGTGCTACAGATGTTGCCAATGCTGAAACGTCAGCTTTACTTGCATTCCTTGATGCTATATCAGTTGTTACCTCTTCTCCGTCAAGAGTTGCTTTTACATCATCTCCTGTAAAGTTAAGTCTATCTGTTTGAGATTCTATAGCCGAAATACCTGCATTATCAGGAACCACTGTATTTGCTCCGTCAGTCCCTCTCATGTCTGTATTGTTTGTTGTAGTGTCAACCAATGTCACACGGGCCACTGTGTCTGTTATATGGTTGAAATCATTCAATGCGTCAATGCTTGCTTGTATGCTTTCGATTTGTGGTAAAAATTGATCCAATGCGTCAGGCGTAAACTCTCCTACGACAACTGATGCCTCAATTACTGTTACGTTTATTATATCGCTATGAGTTGCTCCCTCTGAGTCTGTAAATATTAATTCCATTGTATTTACACCAATATTGAGATCACCAGCAAATTGAGAAAGACTTCTTGCTGCTTCTTGAAACGTTGGAAATATCCCTTGTGGTATATTAATTGGAGCGCTTCCGTTGATTCTATGTTCTAGAACTCCTCCTGCTGTGCCTTCTGCATCATTAATAGTACAGTCAATGTACGGATTGAAAGAAACATTGTTTTTTAGAGTTCCTGAAATTGGCTTATTGGCTCCAGCAAATACTACTGGATCGGTATTATAAACAATATTAAACTCATCAACTTCAAACTGATTGTCTCCCTCGCTTATAAGAAAAACTTTTACATATATTTTCGTCACCGGGAATGAACTAATATTATCAGAAACTTCACTAGCACTGTTTACAACATCTGTTGTAACCTGCCAAGATCCACCAATAAACGCCTGAAAATTTACACCATCAGAAGAAAGTTGGTATCCAGCTGATCCAGAACCAGAAGCAACTCTATTGAAAGAAGTGAAATTATTTGTTTCAGGATCGTCATATCCAGCAGTTAAAAATGAACTTGGATTTACTGTGTTTGTGAATCCTGGCAATGTTCCTCCTGCTCCTGCAGAATACATTGTAGTTCTTTCTTCAGTTGTAAATTGTCCTTGTTTTACTACAAACTGATCTATTTGTCCTTCCAACCATCTATCTGTATTATTACGATTAGAACCAACTCTAATACCATCATTTAACAATGCTTGTACAGTTGTAGAAGCTTGTGTAGCGACTGAAACATTATCTACTAAAATTTCACAAGTTCCTCCGTCTACGATTCTTACTTCATAAAAGTGATAAGAAGAAGGGTCTATAGCATGTGTCATAACTTGAGCGCCTACTCCATCTGTCCAATGAACTTGCATTTGACTTAAATCATCAAACTCTATTCGGAAATACTTATTATCAGAATCATATTCAATAATATACTCAGTTCCAGTATTTGAGTCTCTTCTTGCCCAGAAAGCTACTGAAGTATCAAAAGTAGGATTAGCAACATTGTCCCACAAACTAGGAACTAATATGCTAGAACTTGTTCCATTAAACACTCCTGCGTTTCCAACCTTTCCTGCTGCAAATGTTACATCTGTATTTGTTCCATCGTTAACCATAGGAGACGAATCAAGAACGTTTCCTTCCATGTTATAAACAACTGCAATATCTGTAAGAGTTCCAACATTGTTTGTACCAGAATATTGTTTGAATTGTTTTCCATTTCCAGAATTCCACAAATAATCTCTTTCATCAGAAGTTAAAACTCTGTCATGAATCATAAAATCTCCAAGACTTCCATGAAAACCTCCTGCTGGAGTTGTAAATCTTCTACCTATGTAAAATGGATTCCCTGTTCCTGTGTTTAATGTTGGTCTAGCAGCAGACCCTTCATTTACATTGTTTACATATACAGTAAAAGTAGTGCTGTCAAATTCAATAACTACTAGATTCCACTCGTTAGCTGTAATTACTCCTGTTGATGTTATAACAATATTTCCAGATCCTCTACCAACCCAAATTGAACCACCTGCTCCTATTGCACCGTAAAACTCACGATCTACTCCAGTTTGTCCCCATGCCCATGTATATTGTGTTACAGCTACTTGATCAGGCTTCATCCACATTGTGATTGTTCTAGGTGCGTTTCCAGTTGGAAAATCAGCAGGAGAAGGTTCAGAGAAAACATCATTATCAAGAGCCTGATAAGCTCCTCTGCCTATCTTTCCATACTTTGTAGGCTTACAATTAAAAGAGCTTGCATCAGGTCCAACAAGAGCATAATTTGTTACGTCTGCAGCACTAACCCCCCATGAAGCTTGATCAAATTTATAATATCGCAACAAACCATTCATAAGACTGATCTGTTTTAATTTCAAAGAACCTCCTGCAACCTCTATAAGGTCATGGTCGCTGTTTGTTCTTCCTGCTGCCGATGAATACGTCTCTGGATGTTGAGCCATTAGAAATTTTTTAAAGTCTTGTAATCTTCAAAAGAATAATAGAATTTTTCGTGTGATTTGTCGAGAATGATTTTCTTTGCGACATCCTTTGATTCTTGTGAAATGTCAGGAGATCCAGATGAACATTTTGTTTTTTGTAGTGCTACAAGTAGATTTGCTTGATCGTAATCAAGAATTTTTAACCCTGCATTTATTTCAATATCAGATACTACCTCTTCGCACTGTGCGACGTCTTCAAACAAAAATCCATACTCTGGTCCATCTATGAGGACTTGGTCGCCTGTGACGGCAAATCCAAGTCCTACTGCTACCGTAATAGCGCCGATGATGATGTTTTTATTTTCCATTAGGCATCGATTGCATTAGAGAATTTTTCTTCTGTTTTCAAAAGTGCATAGTAATTTGCAAAGTTTAGGTCAGCTTCTTTTACATCTTCGAATGTGAAATCTTCTTGTGATACGTGATTTTCTTTTGAAGAATCAGTATATTCATTTACAAGTAATTCTACAAGGTAATCCCCGTTTTCTTGTTTTGATACTGTTACCTCATCGAAGTTGTAGTATGCGTTAGGAGCTGAAAGTCCTAGAATTTTTGTTGATTGTGTAAGTGCCATGATAAAAATGATTTAAGTAAATATAATATTATGATTTCGTCAATGTATATGTAACTCCTCCTGCTCGAATTTTCAGGTCTGTTCCATCGAACCAGAAGTCTCCGTCTTTTGTTCCTGCTGATCCGTTTGACTGTGTATTAAAGTTGATGTGAGCACCTGTAGAATCCACATCTTGTATTAATTCAACAACCGAGACATCATCATTTAATGTTCCAGAGACAGGAGCAACTTGATTTTGAAAAACAGCAACTGATCCGTCTGCTGTATATGTTCCAGCGCCCCCTTGGTTTGTAAGTCTATAAAACCTGTATGCATCATAATTATCTGTAAATGTTCCACCTCCACTATTAACTCTTGTAGAAGTATTATTAATCAAGTTAGAAGTCCTTCCTGACAATGTTCCAGATTGTGTACTATTAAGTCTTATAGATTCAGTGTTTTTTCCGACAGCGTTCTCTACTATTTCTATTGCAGTTCCTGTTCCAGTTGTACCAAAGTCAAATTTAGCACCCCTTTGAGCAGTACTTGCTCCTTTTGCATTAACTTGTATACCAACATGTCCAGATGCTAGAGTTCCAAGTTCTGCAGTAAATACTGTTTGATTTGAACCTAATGAATCCCAGGCCCTACCCATAAAATGCTTTGTGTTTGCTGATGCTGATTGAGAATAAAAGTTTGTACTATTCGTAGCTCCTGATGCCACTACAATTCCTGCACCTGTTCCATCAGTTGATACTGATCCAGACTGAGCATTTTTAAGATCTCCTGATCTGTTATATACGAAAATTCCAGACGTATAACCTGTAGAAAATCCGTTATCTTCATTTTCGATATGTATTGAAGAATATTCACCAGCAATATTTGGATCATATCCATCTCCAGCACTTATTAACGACCCTTCAAAGTCTCCAATAGAAGCGTTATTTACTGAAATACCAACTTGACTAAAAGGAACACTTGTCAGAGTAATACCTGTTTGACTCTCTCCTGATCCACTTATTGAATCTCCCCATGATAACCCTCCTCCTCCTGATGGAGTTTGCCATGTAGCAGAAGTTCCACTTGTTGCTGTAAGAACTTGTCCTGTAGTAGGAGCTGTAGAAGATGAAACATTAACAGTAGTTGTAGCGCTATTCAGAGCGTCTGTATTTCCTGAACTTCCTGTAACACTTGTTTGATCTCCTGTATTGGTTCCAGTAAGATTTGTAGCTGATAAATTACCAGCGTTATCAAGAATCATCTTGTTTGTGTCAACGACAATAAAATCTCCTGATCCACTATTGTTGATATTTAAAGTTGTACCTGATCCAGATTGTGTTAAATCTACAAGGTCAGATGATCCTGTTCCTGAAGCTGTAAATGTAGATCCATTCCAAGTAAGGTCTGAATCTCCTTCAATTGTTCCGTCACCTGTCCATATTCCAAGTTGGTTGTTTAATGGTGTTCCAACTTTTGAAACATCTCCTCCTGCGGTTGTTTGAGTTGTTCCGTCGTTAAAAGTCAATCCATTTGCATTGTCAATTCTTATACCTTGATTGAAGTGAAATAAATCATCAACATCTAACCATTGAATTACTTTGTCTGTAAGTCCTTTAATTGTCCATCCTGCAGCGTTAGCCGTTGTATCAGTTGGAGTTTCTACGTTTGCGTTTGTAATGACCTTTGCTTCAACGTCAAGAGTTGTAGTGTCCAATGTAGTTGTAGTCCCGTTTACCGTTAGATCTCCACCTATTGTAAGGTCATCATCTAAAGTTACCGCTGTAGCATTGTTATTTACAATTGCGTTTGAAAGTTTTGTTTGCTCCGTTGCAGAAAATTGTTTGTTTGTAACTCCATCTAGGATGTCATCCTGATCAAGAACCACTACACCTGTTTCCCCATTTACTGAGTCTACAGCTCCTCCTCCCCCTCCTGGGAATGTAAAAGGACTAATAGGGCTAAGAACATCTGACCCGTCAGCCTGCCAGTACTGTGGAGATACTGGAGATATTTGTGCGAAAGTTGCGTTGACAAAAAGCAACATTGCAACCATAAACACAGAAAAGAATTTTTTTAAAATTTTCATGGTATTAATTATTTATTGAATTATTATTTTACTGTTTCACCGATCTGGATATTCACTTTTACATCTGTACCACCCTCTCGGATAAGTTTGAATTTTTTCAGTAGAATTTCTTCGAATGGGAACCATGTATTTGCTAGGATTCTTTGTCCTATAAGAGCAGTTGGAACATTCCCGTCGTACATTACACGGATATTTCCTTCTGGCTGCATGTGTACAGCATTGTTTGAGTCGCTTAAAGAAAAATCAGAGACACCTGAGGCAACTCTGATTAAATCCTCAAGACTTGTGGCTGTTGCAGTAACTGTAATCTGTGTAGCTGCTGCATTTGGTAATTTTAAAGTCTTCATTGGATAATATTGTTATTAAATTATTTTGCTTTTTTTGCTGATGCACCTGCTTCTTTTTTTTCTGCTTCCGCCTTAGCGTCTTCTTCTGCTTTTTTTGCCGCTTCTGCTTCTTGTTTTTTTGCTTCGAATTCAGCATCAAGCTTTGCTTGTTCTTCTTCTGCTGCCTTCACACCAGCCGCCTTAGCATCTTCTTCTGCTTTTTTTGCCGCTTCTGCTTCTTTTGCTTTTTTCGCCGCTTCTTTATCTTGTTTGGCTGCTTCTTTTTTTGTAAGCAATGCCCCCTTTACAACTTTAAATCCTCGTGAAAGGTAGAACTCTGCTTGTTCCTGAGTAACTTCTTTTGAAGCTCCAGGTTTAAAACCATTAAAAGTTCGTTTTTTTATGTTCTTTATAACTAAGTTAGACATAATATATTTTGGTTAATGAATAAATAATTAATATCTGAATTGAGAGGGGAGAAAACCTCCCCGCTCTATCAGCCATCAACTAGGCAACAAAATCATTTTTTGATTTAAGATTTTTAAGGATCCCGATTGCTTCTGTATTTTCTACTTGAACATCTACTCGAGTAGTAATTACGAAAACAGTCGCTCGTAGTCTTGGTTGTCTATCTGGTTCGATAGTAACAGCACGTTGAATTCCCCAGATAAGGTTATTCTTAGCAGTCATTAGAACATCAGTACCATCAAGTGTAACTTTGTTTACAACTGACGCATCGTCTTGGTCGTATGCAAGTGGAGTATCAAGTTGGATAGAAGTATTTAATGTCAATGCGATAATTGTTCCGTATGCACTTCGTCCGCCATCTGCATTAACAATCTCAACAGAATCTCCCACTGAAAGACCAGTAGTATCTGTCATAAGAACTGTATCTGCTCCTGCAGAAGCTGCAGCAGAAAGGGCAAGAGGAGAGAACCCTGCAACTGGTACTGGTTGCTCAATTCCTAGGATTGGAGCTTCAGTAAATGCAATTCCAGCAAATCGGTTTCGGTTTTCCGCACCTTGAGCTGTAGTTGTATTTGTGTTGTAAAGGTCTTCGTAGTCCATTACAAGGTCATCATGCATGAAGATTGAATCAAGAGATTTTCGGTATTTAGTAGCGAAAGATTTCTTTAATACAGTCAATTTTTTTCTTTCGATAAATCGGTCTGCAAAGATTGAAGTATCTGAAGCATCTACTACGTTTCCGTTTTCGATTCCTCGTGTCATCCACCCTTCGAATAATTGGTTGATGTCAACCGCTTCTGATTCGTAGTTTGAGATTTGTTCACCGTAAAGTGCAGCAAATTCCCATTGGTTAGCTCCGTTTTTCGCGATCATCTGCATAAGGTGATTTGCGAATGCAGCTCCTTCGATATTATCTTCTAGTTCATCATCGTAAATGATTGTTTCACCGATCATCTCCTTAGTGATAAGAGTAATTTTCGAAGTTGTTGCTTCTACTCGTTTAGAAGTATCAAGAGTAACTCCTTGTTGTGCTGGGAAGAAGATTTTTTCTCCGATCCCTACTTTTCCGATTTCTTGTCGAGGTTTATCCATTCGGATAACTCGAGCTTGTTGTAGAACAACACTTTCATCAACTACGTAGTCGATGAATTTGTCCGCTTGTTTTGTGTTCAAGTGAACAAGGTTTGAATTTCCAGAAGCTGGATCAAACGCTTTATTAATTTTCTGAGTTATTTTATCCATTGTAAAATGAGATTATTAAAGTAAATATTATAGTCCAAGAAGTGAATTTCCAAGGTCTCCCATAGCTTCTGAGGTCTTTTGGATCTTTTCTTCTTCGTCTGTTGGTTGCCCTGATTGAACTTCTTCGTTTCCGATTTTTTCAATCATAGCTTTGTTGTCTTCAACTGAGCTTTGAATGCTTGAAACATTCTCAGTAAGGCTTTTCAATTCAGATACAAGTGATGCTACGCTTTCTGATGACACGTAAAGGTCAGCAAATTTTGCGATAGTCTCAGCTTGATCGTCAACAGTTTTTTGAAGTTTTTCAATTTCTGTTGGCGATTCCTCTTCGGCTTCTGGCTCATCTTCTGATTCTGCTTCCGCACCAGCGTCAGCATCGTCTTCTGATTCACCTTCTACTTCAGGTTCTTTATCTTCCTCTACAATTGCCTCATCCACCTTTACGGCAGTCTCTTCAAGGGTAGCTACTGCTTCTTCTACATTTTCCTCTTTTAGAAGCTCTGCAACCTTTTGAATGGCTGTTTGTAAACTCTTAAGCATAAGATTTTAATTAAAGTATATAAAATATTTTGTGTGGTAGCACATTTGATCTGCCTACTCGGCGTTCAAATCAGATTTGGTTTCCCCTTTCGCGATCCTCTCAAGTTTTTCCTTTACAGTCTTTGTGAACTTTGTCTTTCGGAACATTTTGAAGATTTTGAATCCAGCCTTTGGAACTGCTGGCGTCTCGTCTTTTGTTACTAAAGAGATTTTATCCACTATAACATTTGATATTTTTGCTGACATATATTTTTTGATTAAATTTCTTGTTTGAATCCGAACCCTTCCATTGAAACTCCTACAAATTCTCCGCTCATTGCCATCTCGTAAAATTTATCACTTAGTTTGATCCCTACTATCCAGCTTCCTTTTGGTACTGTCTCTCCGTCACCGAAGTCAAGATCTATAGGTGCGATATAACTCTCTACAAACTCTGCATCCTTCACCTCTTCCGTTGTATGGTCAATGTTAACCTCCTTTGATGCCAGGTTCTCTATAAATTCGTATGCTGTCTTCTGTATCTCTTCTGAACTTATGATATCTCCATTTAAATCCTCCTCATCTGGAATCAAAACAGGAACAACCACCACATTGGCGATACTCGATTTTTTGATTTTAAATGTTTTCATTGGTGAATTTATAAGTTTAATCAATATAATGTTATCTGATTTGCTTTTGCTGCACAAGTTTTTTTAATCTTTCCTAGTAGAATACTGAACATAACACCTACATCCTATATGGAATAATGCAGTCTCATGACCGCTCTGAAACAGTTCTTCTTGTTTAATCCACCCCTCTGCTTCATTCGGTAGGCATATATCCTTTGTCACTCTGTCGTCCCCCTGTGAGATACTTCTTTTGTACATTTGTTGTGAGATTTCTTTACTGATTTCTTCTGCCTGGTGAAACTTTCCGTCCTCGTATGCGTTTCCCATCTCCTGTGAAGCGATAAGCTTTGTCCGAAATTTACTAAAATCAACAAACTTTGTCTTGATATCCTGTGCAACCTGTCCAACGTCTTTCCCTTCTACGATTCCTGTCTGGATAATTTCATTTATTTGTTTTCTTGTAGTCTCATCTATATTTGTTACGAGCTCAGCTGAACGTGTTCGTGCATAACTTTCCGCATGTGCTGCTTTAATACCAAAATCGCCGACTACGTCCATTTCTTGTATAACAGCCTTGTATCCTTCCCCTACTGCTTCTATCATGAATGCTTGAAATACTGTGATTGCATCTTCACTTAATTGTTCGAGATCTTCTTCTAGTGTTTTTTTCAGTACAATTTTTTCTGGCTCCTGAAATATTGATTGATCAATTCCTTCTGTTTGTTCGAGGTATTCCTTAACATACACATCTGACTGTGCTTTGAAATACTTACGAACAGCAGACGCAAACTTTAATTGTAGCGGTATTATTGCTGTACGTGCCTCTGTTTTGAAAAATTCGATATAGTCCATTATATCCCTTTTGCTATGATCTCTTCGTCTGACTCACCCTGTGGTTCTCTGCTTGCTGGTACATATAAAGCATCGCCATTAAGAACAGGCTCAAGGTCGTAGTTTGATTGTTCTCTGGCATCGTTTGGTGACATCCAACCAGAACGGACTGCATCTGACAGTCCCTTCATTTCTTCTATTGTATTTTCTTCGTCAAAACTTGTAAGCGATAATGTAAGATCTCCATCCTCTGCGAACTCATTTTTCATAGTTCGAGAAATTTGCACAAGAACACTTGTGAATAATTCTTGTATTGGAAGTACAGAGTATTGGTTGAACACCTTTGTCGCCTCACCTGAAGATGCTTTGTTTGATGAATCAGAAAACATAAGATCATACGGTATGTTCATTCCTGCGAGTATATCTTCCCTAAGCTGTCGTCTGTAAGTTGAGAAAGCGTTTGCGTCAATCTCACTATCTAAAACAATATAATCAAGATCACCACCGACCATTAATGCAGTGAATGAATTCTTTACTCCCGATGTTTTCTTTTCGAACTCCTCTTTTATCATCTTCTTTTCTGTAACAGAAGTTTTCCCCGACTTGTCGTATATAAGAACTGTCTTCATTGTTCCTTTCTCAAAAAACTTTGTGAAGTACTGATCGATATATGAAAGAAGTATCGCTTGGTCTGTAACCTCTGCTATCACACTGTCTCCGTAGTTATTGTTATCAATTGATACATTCTTTACAAGTATAACCTGGTTAAGATTTGGGTTGTAACCCGTCCTGTATTGTCCGTCAATAAGAGTAGGGTCCAGTTGTGATGGTTTTGATCCTATATCATTCCACACACGCTCTTTCTCTTTCCTTTTTTCTTCGTCTGGCTCAAAAATATTAAAATATGCTTCTTGAGTTCCTATTTTTTGAATTGCTCCCTCTCCTCCCTTTAAAAGCCTGATACTATCCGTAATAATTGGAAGCAATCTCGTAACCTCCCCTCTTTTGTTTGTTATAACTTCAAACCACGCCACACCATTTGTATAAACATTTGGAGTTCCGTATCTTATAAGAACATTCTTCATACCCTGAAGCTTTTCTGCTATCGCTTGATCCTGACTACTTATAAGAGAAGTATTAGAAGCAAGAGACACTTTTTCCATTGATGCTTTGAGCAAAGAAGATGATTTTCTAAGTGTGCTCATAGTACTTGGCGGTATTGCGTACTCGATAACTTCTACCGAAAAATCAGACTCAACCTGCTTCGTTCCTTCTACATAGGTTTTTCTCAAATCTGACATAAAAACAACGTTCGACTGGCCTTGGGATTTTTTGCTCATAGTTTAAAATAATTACTTGACAAAATAAAAATACTCTTTTTCGTGCGTCAGCACAAGTTTAATTCATTATTACGAGTCCGTTACTGTGATTATAGTCTGCTGACAAACAATACACAACTGAATCCATCTGATCGTCGTGTTTTACGTCTGGAAAGTTAGTTAATTGGTATACAACCTCCTCTGATGAACCATCTGATGGGAAGTAAACATTACCCTGTTCAAACTTTGATTGCTGCTTTAGAAGCCTTGTCATCTTGTCCTTGTGCGCGTGGTGCATGTGTACGTTCATTCCCATTTCTCGCATAAGAAGTCCCAGCGTCTCTTCCTTATTCTTTTCGTATATAACTGCATCGACATTAAATTTTTCGTAAACAGACAGCATTTTTTTCCGAAGGTCGATAGATGAAAGCTTCACACCGTCGCAATACAAAATGTAATATTTGTTTCCAATTACTCCGACGATAGCAATACCAGTAAAATCCTTGTTCTTTGTCTCCTTCTCGCTACTTGCTGGATCCACCGCCATGAGTGTGTAATCGAATGCATCGGGCAACACAGCCCAGTATCTGATCCAGTATTCCTTGATGGCATTGTCTTCCTTGTTCAACGGTATATTTCTGAACTCCTGGTTAAAAAATGTCGGACCGATACCCTTCTCGTGTCCTATTGTAACTCCTTTCTTATCGAGTATAGGTCCCCCGTCTCTTCGTCTTATAAGAGATTCTTTATTCCACATCCCTTTCCATAGAACATTCTCGAAGTTCTGGTCGCATGCCTGGTACTCAACCGTGAACCACTTCATCTCGTCGCGTAAATATTTTACAAAACAAAGGTTACCGATAATCGTTCCTAAGGCACACATAGATCCTCCAGGCAGCAAAGTGTTATAAAGTGACGTAAAAGCCCACTGGTTGAATTTTGCGACAATTTCTCGGTTCTCTACGTCCTTGTTCTCCTGTGGATCATCGAAAAGTATTTTTGTTGGCCTATCTCCACGAATCTTTTGTCCTGCTGACTTTGTCTCTACGACTGTTCCATTTGAAAGCTGCAATAATGACATTGTCCATCTCTTTCCATCGTCTCCTTCTTTTTTATACACGTTTGTTGGTCTCATCCTTCCAAAAACTTTTATAATAGCTCTGTTTGACTCAAGCTCTGTTTTTATTCGTCCTATCCCTTTTTTTCCGAGTCCTTCCGATGCAATATATAAAATTGATGACTCTATCTGGTAAAGCAAAGCGTGAATTATCCATATCAAAATGGCGGTAGTCTTCCCATGTCCACGCGCAATGATAATATTCAGGTTAATCCCTAGGTCGAGCTTCTCCCATATCTCCTGATGGAATTCTGGCGTGTATATGAACTTCCCCGTCTTGTTATGTGTTTTCCATTCACTTAAAAAATAGTCACTGAAAAATGTCTTATCATAAAAACCCTTACTATATGCATAGTGAAGGTATTCTGCCTCAGAAAGCTCTGAGCTTATAGGATCAAGCTTTTCAACTATATGTAATGGTAAAATTTTCATTATTCATCATCGTTAGATGTGTCGTCTGAATCTTCCATCATGAGGTTCATTTGTTCAAGCCTTGCTTTTAATGGATTGTCGTTCACCTCTAAGAATTGAATATTATTCTCAGATAACCCTCGGTCTTTCCCTATGGTATTTAATATTGTTTTAATTGCCCATGGATTTCCATCTACAACATGTTTATAAAGCCTATTTTCTGCAATATCTATAATCTCAAGTCTCTCCTTTTTCAAAATGTCCTTCATGTCTGGGTGTCTTTCTAACCATTGGTATACAGCTCCACGGGTAACACGAAGCATCTTAGCAGCAACGGAGATAACTCCGAAGCTGTTTTTGATTGCTTTCTTAAATAACACCTTCGTTATCCGTTGTTTTTTTGGATACTCTCTAGTTATCTTTTTGTTCATCTGTAGTTTTTTTATTTTCCAAAAGTTTTTCTTCTGCGTCTATCTCTTCTTGCAATTGTTTTGCTGCCGCGTCTTGAAGCTCTTTTACTCTTTTCTTTAATCGTGCAGCCTTCTGTTCTGCCTCAAGGTTTCTCATTGCATCTCCTTGGTCCCAGATATGCCCTTTTCCGATATATCCTTCTGTTGCGTATTTGAGGTGATTTGGTTCTTTAAGTTTCAATTTTCTTATAATAGCCTCTGGGCTGAGCTCCCCTTCTTCTAAAACGTATCTTCGAGGAGCTGTTCCGTCTACCTCTACAGTTACCATAACTGGTTCTGCTACTCCGATAGAATATGCAACATTTATTTTAACCTGCTGTACTCCTGCTGGCATCTTTTTCAATGTTTCCACTGCCATACATCGTGCTGCAAGTGCCGCACTCTTGTCCACCTTAGTTCCGTCTTTCCCACTGAATGCACCCCCTCCGATCTGTACTCTTGGACCGTAAGCGTCAACAACGAGCTTTCTTCCTGTAAGTCCTGTATCTGCGTCAATTCCTCCCACGTTCCATTCTCCTGCTCCGTTTAGTATGATCTTGAACCCTTCCATAACTTTTACTTCATTTTCTTTTACCCATTCGGTAAAAAGTTTTTGCAATTCTTCATTTGAAACTCCACACCAACTGATCACTGCACATCCGATTTTTTTGTTATCATCAATAGTGATCTGTGTTTTTCCGTCCGCTTTATGTTTCGAGTATATGAAGTCACATAGGCTTCGTGCAAGGTAGTGTTCGTGTGGGATCATGGCATCGTTATCTCTGCACGCAAACCCTACAACGATTCCCTGGTCTCCTGCTCCTCCTGTATCAACTCCATTTGATATTTCACGAGACTGACGAACAACATTGACATGAACTTCAATTCCCTTACTTTCTTCTTTCCCTATAATTTTCTCAATAATAATTTCTATTTGCTTATTGCTTACAAATTCTGAACTATTACTCTCACCTGTAATAAAAATTTTACCATGTCCAGCCATAACCTCAATCGCACATCGTGCTTCTGGGTCAACTTTTAGGTATTCATCGACGATAGCATCCGATATTCGGTCACAAATCTTATCTGGGTGCATTGGTGACACGCACTCTGATGTTAGTAGTATTTTAGCGTTTTCTTGGTATGACATAGTATATATGTTATTAAATAATGATAATTTTGTCTGTTTTGTCAAGTTGGCTTTGTTTAGCCGTTTGTGTTCACTTGCTCACGCGGTGGCATCAAACGTTAATGTGTTATAATCACATTTTTTCTGCCTTGTCTCCTGTGAGCTCCTCCCATCTCTTAATGATTACGTCTGCGTACACTGGGTCGTACTCCATAGTAAACGACTTACGCCCATTGAATTGGCACGCTATCATTGTTGATCCTGATCTTCCGAATAAATCAAGCACGTTATCTCCTCTCTGTGATGAGTTCTCTACCATCTTTGATACCAGCTCTACTGGTTTCATTGTAGGGTGTACGTCGTTCCTTGCTGGCTTGTCTGCGTGTATTATGCTTGCCTGGTAGTTTTCTTGTAATTGAATAAGTATTTTTAGAAGCTCTTCTTTCTTCATATCTGTAAGTTCTTTTCCCATTTCTTTTTCAAAAACAGTAGAACTAGTGAAGTCCTGACAAAAGTAATGAGCCCCTCCGTCTTTCCAACCGTAAAGGATAGGCTCGTGCTTCCAGTTGTAGTCTTGTCGCGATAATGCGAACTGACTCTTTACCCATACGAGGCACTGTCTTGTAGTAAGTCCTGCTTGTGTGGCTGCATTCTGGAAGTTTATCCGTTCTCCGTCTGCATGGGCAATATAAAAACACGCCCCTTTCTTCATTGTCATAGCGGCGTTATCCATGGCTTTCTTCAAGAACTCAAAAAATTCCTTATCCCCCATGTCGTCGTTCTCAATCTTCATCCCGTCTGTTCCTTCGTATGCTACGTTGTACGGCGGGTCTGTCCATAAAAGGTCAATCTTATTCTCTCCTACAAGCTTCTCTACGTCTTCTTTGCTCGTGCTGTCTCCACACATCAAATAGTGATCTCCTAACTTAAATCTATCCCCTCGCTGTGTCTTGGCAACCTTTGGAGCGTCTGGGACCTCGTTTTTTTGCTCGTCACTTGGCTCCTCTTCGTCTTCAATCTGTACAAGGTCTATAAACTCCTCTTGAAGATCTGTGAGGTCTGTAAGCTCAAATTTAAGCATTTCTATATCCCACTCGCTTTCGTTTGTCCTGTTGTCCATAATTCTGTATGCACGGATTTGATCTTCTAAAAGGTTTTCTACCATGATACACGGTGCATCCTCCTTCCCCAGATGCCTCAATGCTTCGTAACGACCATGCCCTGCTATAATGTTCTTCTCACTGTCTATAACGATTGGCTGTAAGAATCCATACTCCTCGATACTGTCTGCGATCTTTTGTATTTGGTCTTTCGGATGTTTCTTTGTGTTCTTTGCGTAAGGCAAGAGCTCCACAAGAGGAAAAGTTTTGATTTCCATGTTTATAGTGATTATGCAATAAGTACACCTATTTTGACAATTTTAACTCAAAAATCAAGGTATTTATGCAAAAAACGTCCGTTTTGGTTCAAAAAAGAGCGTACAGCTGCACATGTGTATAGCTGCAAAGTTTTTACATTTTTCTATATTTTCTTTACATATTTGTAATATATACCTCTAAAGTAGTTCAAAACTCGCATATAAATTCCAGGATCCTTTTTTATCATAGCTTGGTAGAAAGTTCTATCACATGACTTGTAATATCCCTCTTCTTTTATAACAGTTACTCCTCCTATTGGTTCAAATCCTTCTTGGATAAGTCTGTTAACATCATGTTCGCTACTTGCTATTGTATAATGCATAATTCATTGGTTAAAAATGTTTTTTGATTAATTTTACTAAGTCTTTAAAGACGTCTTCTGCTTTTTTCTTGGAAAAAGTATAATAAGGTTTTCCTTCACCTCTCATTACCCCCATAGAGTTTGGATGATACTCAGAAAAATTACTTTGATCACTTACTGTTTCTATGAACATATCTAATACTTGTTCTTGCGGTGTTCTTATTTCTTTTTTCATATTATTTATGTGGATTAATGGTTTCAATATAAGCACCTGTAACTCCCATTGCCGCTAGCTTCTTTTTAACTTCTTCTATGACATCATCTACCTCTTGGTATTCATAGACGTTCTCACGGCATCTCACGCGTTCTCCTTGTCCTCCTTCGTAGTCAATCTCTAGGATTGCTTTTAATTCTTCACTCATAGTATGTAATTTAAATTTTATATGCTTTTTTCAATAGCATTATTCTTTCTTCTCTGTCTTCTTTTGTAGTGTTTATGTTTACAATATAACCGCCATTATAACCTATTAAATCTCTTATATCATATCCATACTCACCATCAAATGATGAAAATTTTGTAAATCTTTGATCATATTGAAGTACATAGCAATCACTGCCTGTTTTAGGCTCATCAAACTTATATATATGACATTTAAGTTCTTTCATAGCTTCGACTTGTTCTTTTGTTTCAAAAGTTTCTCTTAGTGTGTGAATATTGTTTTCAAAAGTAGTTGATGTCAAAATAGTAAAATCCTTCTTAAACTCATCTTTCACCTCCTCGAACCATTCAGGAAATTTTTCTGGATCAATATTTCCTGCCAAATCTTCAATACTATTTTCTGGGATAATACTGCCCTTTAAAGATCTGGGCAAATCCTTCAGTAGTTTATATTGTTTCATAGGTTTTTAATTAATTTGCAAAAAATTTCCTGATCTCTTCCTCTATCATATCCCAAGATGCAAACCATGGCTTGACTGGTATTGTTATCAATAGTGTTCCATCACTGTACTCAAGTGTTCCACCAACGCTGCTTACTAAGAAGTTTTCACCGTCAAATGATCCACCCTTAGCTAGTATCATATCTATTCCTTCGTTTGCCTTTTCTATGCTTGTGTTGATTTTATATTGCATATGGTTTTAATTAATGTCTAAATAAGGTAATTGTTTCAAGGTAATTCTTGTTGTTCCTAGTTTCTCGCACAAATACTCGCCGATCTCTTCGATCTGCTCTGGTGTTTGTGGAGGCATTGGGACCGTGAATCCCTCGTTTACGTATCTATCATCCTTTTCGTCGTCGAATTGATAGAATATTGGAGTTTCTTTCATAGTACTATAGTGGTTAAGTAATATTATTTTCTCAAATTTAGATTGTAAGCCAAGGATTTGTATTGTATAGGCGCCCGCCTTAATACTCACCTTGGAAGGAATAACAGTTTCTATGGCATAATATCTACCCTGATAGTCGTTATTCAGTATCTCCGATTTACTGCACTTTTCTATTTGTGCGTACTTACAATCTAAATTTAAAAGAACAATGTTTGTACACAAACTATACCAAACACACGAAATAAACGCAAGCCTTTAGTATAAAAAACTTTTAATAATCTCTATTGCCTCTTCTGCTCCCTTTGCTACGTATGCTCCGACATTATCCACTTTGTTTATCTCCTCTATCCACTCTTTCTGGTTTTTACTTACTACCCCTCCTTTCTGTCTTTTCATCTCTATAAAAACCATAATCGCCTTCTCAAGGTTGGATCTTTCTTTCGGTATTATAATCAATAAATCAGGAAGTCCTGGATTGAGACCTTCCTTCTTATTTTTCGCCTTCTGCTTCCATGACCGTGTAAATGTTGAGTTTGGTATGGACGTATGCTTCAATTTCTTTAATTTTAGCCAGTTGACGAAGTGTTCCTGCTCATATGTCTCGAGCGGTACTATCATGCTGGTATTGCCATTTGGTGGTGATTTCTTTCGAATCCTGGGATCCTTTCCTTATTCTCTCTGTATTGCCTGGTAAAATTCCAAATATTCATTGGGGGAGTCTTTTGCTCGTGTGCGTAGTCCAGCGTCCAATGATACCAGTCGAAGAACTCGTCTTGTGTCATATTCAACTCGATAACCTTTACCATGTTGCTCATATCTATAAATTGGTCGGAAAATGAGAGAAGTCCTCCGACCTGATTTCCTATCCAGCAAGAATCATCGTACTCTATATACTTTTCTACAAAATCTTTGCGTATTTGTTCACACGCCTGGAAATAGTTTTTTAATGATTCTTTCATGGTGTAAAATTATTTAAAATCTACTAGACTATAAGCTTTTAACACACTATTGCAAGCGTTTTCAGTAAATATAATTTGGATATTCTCTATCGAACTTCTCAGATTCCATCACTCTATGTGTTATCTCCTGTTGTATCTCAAGAATATTTTCGAGAATTTCTATCAAAACGTCTTTATTTACAGTTTTTTCTTTCTTTTCTTGAAGTTCTTCTAAATGAAGCCTGAGGTGTCTAGTGGATGTTTCTTTCATAATACAATACTCAATATATCATTTCCAAATAATTCAGTAAGATTTCTTTCTTTTATGTACTTTTCCCTCATTTTATGCTTACTTTTGTGGAATTGATTATGGCATTTTATACATGTTATCAATAAGTTTCTCTCATTATGAAGCTCTTTATGTTTTGGCTTTTCGCTTTGATACACTAAATGGTGACACTCAAATCTTGGCGAGTTAGATGTGTCACAATGCTCACATGAAATAAAATCCTGCCTTTGGATCATATCATCCTTCATTTTTCTTGCTATTTTACAAAAGTCACCTCTATCATGGTATTTGCCTAAATTTTCTTTTGTATATTTTCCGTTTCTATATGCTGGATTTCCAGTTCCTTTTCTTAATTCTTTTGAGTGATTTGAAGAACAGGATACGTTGCAGTATTTCATTTTAGAATTATAAGCAGTAAACTCTTTTTTGCAAAATTTACAAAGTTTTTTTCTTTTACACTTTACCTTATAGTTCTGCTGATATTCTAATATATGTTTTCTATTCTTTAAATACGAAGCCCTTGCCTCTACACTCTTACATTCCTTGCATATTCTAGACATTTTATCTTTGCTTGATGATGAAAAATTAAAAAACATTGGATCTTTTAACTCCCTGCACTTTCTACAAATTTTCATATTGATATTATTAATGTAACCGAATAATACATGACACACTTTATTTGGTCAATGGTTTTATTCTCATAATGCAACAAATAAAATATACATAGAAAACGCATGAGCCAAAAATGAAAGAAAGAACATAATTTTTTCATAATAGGGATCGATTGTGAAAATAGCTAGGAAAGAAGAAAACATTCCTATTGCGGAAAATATTCCGTATATAACTATAATTGTTGGCATATAATAGTGGTTAAGTTACATTTTTATTATAAAGACTTTTTGGCTTTTTGCAATACTTTTTCTTGATTTTTGTATCTAAACTCACACATGCTGTCGCAGAATTTTTTCTCGTGGAAAATTTTCGATGGAATGAATTTTTGCCGACAATTTAAACAGGTTTTTTTCATATTCCCATTGCTTTTTTAATGATTTTTCTTGAGTAATCTATCATCTCATCTAACTGTTTTTTTATCTTTATTTTTTCTTCCTCATCCTTCTCAGTGTAATATTCTGTCATAAGTCTTTGAACCTCCATATCACACTTTTCCATTTCTAAATATATTGGGGGTTTTTTCTTCATAAAATTTTTCTTTTAGCAATTGAAATCCAATGTAATCTTGTCTTATCTGTTTCTTCCTGTGTGTTTCTTATCAAGTTCTTCATCTTTTCGTTAACGAATTCCTTCTGCTTGTCTGATAATAATTCATCCAGCTTATCTATTCTCACAACTCCGAAGTCTCTTATATTGCTTACATTGAGCGTTCTCTTGTTTTCCTGTGAGTCCATAACTGTGACAAACTTTGCTTTCTCTATCTGCCCTGAGAATGCCTTCTCGTGTTGTTTCTCAATAAAATATGTTTGTTTGTCGTATGTCTTTATCTCGAGTTTTTCGACAAATCTTATAATCTGTGTCATCTGTAAAATTTTAATTTGTAAAGTCTACAATGTGATTTTTCTTGTCCTCTACTTTCTGTTTCATCAATCCAACCATAACGGCCCAGTAAGGTATACCTTCTTTGTTCTTCTGCCTTAGTTTTGGGATACTGCGTATCTGTCTCTTCCAAAAATCATGCGTTGTAGCTGTTTCTATTATTGCGTGAATTTGGTCAATTGTCAATCCGTCTATTCGTATCATTTTGTCTATTGCCTGTATTCCTTGATCTATCTTTTTTTGTACTGCGTCTGGATTTTTTTCCAAATATTGCATTTCTATATTGTTTTCTTTTGAAACATTGAAAAAACTTTCTGATATTTTCATATACTCGTTTGGAAGTGCAACTTCGATTTCTTTTTTATTAGTTTTTTTAATTATTTCTTTTTTAATACTCTTTATTTCTTTAAATTCTTTCTTTATTACGGTGCCTGTTTTGGCAGTCTGCCTTTTTGTCTGTCTGCCTTTTAAGGACTCAGGGCATTCCTCCATCGTTTCCAGCGGTTCTAGCCAGTATATAACCTTTCCATTTGTTAATTTTTCCCTATATAAAAGCGCATGCTCTTCGAGCTCCTTTAGACCAGATAATATTGCCTTTTCTCCCGTTCCTGTTTCGTACGCTATTCTCTTGTAGTTAAAGCTCCACACGTCTGGTTTTGCTTGTATGTAAGCGAATAACCCCTTTGCCTTGAATGATAGCCCCTCCATATACAAAATATGATTGGAGATCTGTACAAATGGGACTTCGTTTTTTCTTGTATTTGACATGTTTTTTTAATTAAATATTATGTTTTTTCTTCAATTCTAATAATTTACTTTTAGTAAAAAACTTTATACCTTTTGGCATTATTTCTACTCTCGGATAATCGACACCATAAGGATTATGCTTTGCAAGCCTTGTATTCCATATAACATTAAAGTATCCCTTGTTTATATATGTCTGAAATGGCCTGTTATGGTTGTCGTTTCCTTTATAAAAGTATTTAGCAGCTCTGAGTATCCTGAAAACCGTAGTCCTTCCTAGACCGTCTCCTAATGTATGACAGAAGTCGTCAAATCTCATGCTTTTATCTTTGCTTTTTATAAAATCCTCACCAATTTCTGCAAGAGGAGACTGTAAAGCCAGAAGTTCTTCTTGTTTTTTTACTATGACCTTGATACTATTATTGTGTTTTGTTGCTGATAATAGCTGTTCTAGTGCTTCTTCATAGTTTTGAGGGAGTGCTTGGATTTGATTTCGTGCCTTTTTCTCAACTTCTATAAAATACTTTCGAATCTTTTTCCCCTGGTCGTTGTTTTCTAACATTGCCAGCTCTTTTGCCATGTGGATTGTTACCACGTATTCTGTACTTGGTCTTCCTCCGATACTTTCGCTCAAAAATGAGCTAAAGTCTGAACCGTCCACAAAATCATATTTCTTTATTTTTCTTTTGATCCAATCCTTGAATTCAGTTTTTACTTCAAGGTTCCCGTGTAGTTGCCTGGCATCCACTGCCTGCAGATTTTCGTCGCCGATGATGTGTTTTGTTATCTGTATATTCATATAAGAATATTAAAAAATAAAATTAAGCATACAAAAAAATATACTTTGATGGAAGCAGTAGGCGCATAAGTAAATCCACAACATGAAAAAACTTCTACTGTTCCCGTCAAAATATATTTGAAAAACCATATTATGTATTTTTTACTTATGCGACAGCAATATAACAAATATTGGAAAATATAGCAACTAAAAAACCGCCATATTCGATTCTAGAGTCGAACTGGCGGAATATCATCGCTTAACCACTAAGAAAAGCAAAAACACTATAACACATGTAATATAAAAAACAAATACTTTTAACTTGATATTGTTGCTTTTGTGTGTTAGTATTGTTTCGTATTTACTCTTTAACCACTTGATTATGCAGAAATTTATGCAAATAAATACAAAGAAACACGGTAGGCTTTCAATTATTGGAGACCCCATTGAACTCGAACAGCTTTTATACAGTATGGGATTTTTTGAATTTATTGACAAAATGTGTTCACAGGGACTTGTAAGAAAAAATGGACAAACTTTACAAAAATTTTAATATACACCGACATGAAAAACTTTATAAAATACATTTTTCGGCATTATAATATTGAGCAGATTTTATATTTAACTATTTTCTTCTTTGTATTACTAGCACTTTTTATCGCGACAACTTACTTTATCTTTTCTTTTTTAAAATAGACTTGATTTCGTATATTTCGTATGTTATCATTATTTTGAACTTAACCACTAAGCACTATGTATAGCCAAACACCCACTTTCGATAACCCCTTTGCACAAGAACCAGATGCAAAAGAGGAGTTCTTTGAAATGGAAAGACTTCAACAAGAGGAGGCTATTCAGTATGAGCGAATGGATATGTTTGAAGATTATAATTCTTAATTAAAAAAATATGTCTAATTTATGCGTACTCTCAAAAAAAGAGAGATTCGAGCTTACTCCTATGGTCACAGAGCTTATGAGCTCAGGAGCGGTACCAAAGGGTCTTGCAAATAAAGAGCAGGTATGGATTGCAATACAACGAGGAAAAGAGCTAGGAATGCCGCCTGTGAAGTCTCTACAGTGTCTTTACTTTGTTAATGGAACATTGACAATGTGGGGATCAGAAGTAATCGCACGTCTAAAAAGAAGCGGATACAAGGTTCTTTGGAAAGAAGTAACTGCCGATAAAGTTTCTTTAGTATTACGAGATCCTGACGGTGATGAACACCCAGAGGAGTACACAATGGAAGAGGCAAAGGCTGGGCCAGCCTCTTGTTACAATAAATATACAAAGACAACTGATGTAAAAGACACTTACAAAAAATATCCAAAAAACATGCTTCGGTATAAGTGTATCGGTAATGCGATTCGTTTCTTTTGCCCTGAGGTTCTTGACGGTATCTATATCACGGAAGAAATGGACGACAAAACAGAGACAATTGAAAAGGCAGAAACCCTGGAAGGAAAATTTTCCGCAAGAAAAGCCGAGGATGATTCTGAGGTGATTGTAGACGATGTGATTGATGCTGAGGTCGTAGAAGTAGAAAATAACGAATCTTTCGAGGAAATTATAAAAAATGTAGATGAAGCTACTACTATCGAATCTCTAGCAGATGTTGCAAAAAAAGTGATGCAAACAAATTTTTCACCAGAACACACTGAGGCTTTTAAAGAAGTTTATAAGATCAAATATGATCAATTAAACTATGAGAAAAAATAGACTTGTGTTTGTGTATTTCGTATGTTATCATTGTTTCGTATTTACACCTTAACCACTATGTATGAAGATAAATAAATATGCTCTGCTTAATGCAGACCAGTTAGACCACCATTTAAGTAACTTCATTGTCGACAGGTTTTCTCACTCATCACTTGATAAATTCAATACAAATCAACTGAATTTCTATAAAGAGTATGTGGAAAAAGATTACAGCGGACAACGAGGAATGAGTGCAATTGTCGGGAGTGCTTTCCACTCGGCAATGCAACAATGGGCAGAATCAAAAGAACCTATGGGGTTTGAAGAAATATGCGATGCATGTTTCAAATATATTGACGAATATCCTGTTCAAAATATAAAACTTGGAAAGACTTATGAAAAAAAAGGGATCGAGGCTTTAATGGGAGATGCGTATAAAAAAGTATCGGCTCTTGTTACTGCTTTTATTTCTGAGGAGGAAATGATGAAAAATCTTGTAAAAGAATCTATAGGGTGTGAGTTTGGAACACAATCTTTCCCGAGACTTAATTCTCTGGATTACGACGTACCACTTCCTCTCAAGTCTTCCC